CGTACTCTTCCGGGCAGTAGTCGGCGATGATGACCTTCAAGAGCTTGAACTCCTGCTTCATCGCGTTGTGGATGCGGGCCTGCACAGCCGTCATCACCTTCAGGGTACGCTCAAGAATAGCCAGCGTGGTGCCCACGGGGGCTTGGCTACTCATGTCGCTCACCTTCATGTCTCCGCTAGACGCAAAGGCACGGCCCTCTTGAACGATCTGCTGGAACAGCGAGTACAGAACCTGACTCGGCTCTTTGTACGGCAGCGGCAGGATGTTGTCGCGGATCGAGCCGCTCGGCACATCTACGTCCCGGAATTCTCCGGGGGCAATCGGCGTGTCATCACCCTTAACGCGAAGGCCTCGTGATTTGAGGCCACCAGGGAGGTTCGACAACGTGCCTGCATCCACCAGCTGGCGAATGAGCATGGTCGCGGACTTGGCGTAGCCACCGATGAGGTGGATGAGTCCGTACCCGTAGAATCCGAATCCGGGGATGTATTGGTAGTGGACGAAGTGTTGTCGTTTGGTGTGGAGTTTGTCATCTTCGTACCAATTCCTGCGGATGGCTAGGATATTAGTCGTTCCCTTCTCGATTGTCACCACGTACGGCAGAGCGATGCCGGTCTCACGGCCCTTCTTGTCCTTGTGCTCGAACCCAGGCAGGTCGAGCAGCACGTGCATCTCAAGGATACGGTAGCGATCATCTTCAATCGCTGTGAGGCCCATCTCCTCGGCCTTCTGCTTCTCGATGTCGTCCAACTGATATGACGGCTCACCCAGGTCCACGTCGAGGTAGTACCCGGCGTCCATCAGCTTGGTCACTTCGTTTTCGGTCTTGCGCATCACGTGGGTAACACGCTCAGAGTCCTCGATATTCGAGCTGCCGTAGGGGACGACAATGTCCTCGGCGGGGATGAAAATGGCTACTTGGCGTCCCTTGCTCGGGTCGTAGTAGACCTTCTTGAACGCAGAGCCAGTGATCGGCAGGCTCCACAACATGCGCTCATGCTCGGAACGGTACTCGGTCATGACCTCCGTCAGTTGGAAGTTCATGTCCTCGCGCACGCGTGTGGCCGCTTCTTCGCGCAGTTTGTCGATCGCGCCAACAATCTGGGTTTTCACAGGCCCCATCGCTGGGAACGTCTCGGTCATGGCTTCCGACTGGAAGCGCACAACGGACTCGGTCAGCATCGGGTGAAACACACCGCAGGCTCCTTGCCATGGCTCAGTCCTATCTTCATACTTGAGACCCAAGAGCTTCAGGCCGTCCACGTACGTCTGCATCCACTCCTTGCGGTCGTTGATGTCTTTGTCAAAGTCGGCAATCAGGTCGGTGGCCAGAGCAGCCAACTCTTTGCCGTCGATCAGCTCGGCGAGGTTCGCGTCGAAGTCTTCCTCTTCATGCTGGCGGGGTTCGAGGTCAATCTCGATGTCGCCCAACCCAATGTGGACCGCCTCGGGGTCCTCGATCTCGATCTCCATCGCGGGCCCAGCCAAAGCCCCGAGTCCCTCGGGCGCTGCGTACAAACCTTTTTCCATTGCCATGATGTGTCCTTACACCGAATAGAACCGCTCTCGGCGGTGTCCTTTGAACCACGTAATCTCTTCAGGCTCGTCCACCGGAAGGCGAAGGAACCCACCCTGACGGAAGCGCATCAGCGCCAACGTCGTTGCGTCCACCAAGTCATCATGCTCGCCTGACGGGAACGCCGCAACCTCATCAACCAACTCTTCCGCCCATCTTGTGCGCGGAACCCACACTTTCCCACTGGCAATTATGTCCGAGACGCTGTTCAAACGGGCAATCTTGTCCTGCCCCTTGCTCGGCGTGTACTCGCTGACCGGTATACCCATGGCTCGCAGGTCATATATGAGAGGCGCTCCAGACGCCTTTTTCTCCACCAGCAGCGTGTCCGGGTCGTAGTTTGTGTACTCCTTGAGCACGTCCTTCTTCAACTCCGGGAACTCCACACGCTTCTTGTACGTGTTCAGGAGAATGATGTTCTTGGTGTTGTCCTTGTGGTGGGTGAACACGCCCCACGTCGTCCCTGCGGAATAGTCGGCCCGCTGGGTCTTCTCGAACGCCGTGTCCCAGCTCTGGAGGATGTACTCACACTCGGGCGGGCGGTCCTCTTCCCACCACTGCCACCAGTCGCGCTTGATGATGGCGGACTCGTTGCCCACCGGGTTCTGCTGGTACTGCGCCTGCCACTTGGCGTTGGGCAGTTCTTCTTTGAGCGCCTCCAGCTCCTCGATGGACCAGAACTGCGGCCACAGCGGATTGCCGCTCGGCAGGATCGCGGGAAACTCAATGACCTCCCACTCTTCGCCACCCCGCTGCGCCGCGCTTTTGAGCACTCGGCCAGTCAAATCTCTCTGCGCCCAACGCGTCATCACGATCACGATGGCCCCACCCGGCTGCAGACGCTGACGCGGACCTGACGTGTACCACTCTTCTACCTTGTCATACACGTCCGGGTTGGTAGCAGCCATGGCCGCTTCTTGTTCTGAGTGCGGGTCGTCGATGATGAGCACGTCGGCACCCTTACCCGTCACCGTACCGCCCACACCAATAGCGAAATAATCCCCGCCCTTGGATGTGTTCCACCGCCCCGCCGCTTTGGAGTCGGCAGACAGGGAGAGATCGGGGAAGATGTCCTTGTACACCTCGGAATCCACAAGGTTTCGCACCTTACGACCGAAGCCCACCGCCAACTCGCCCGTGTTGGACGCCTGGATCACTTTCTTGTGTGGAAACTTACCCAAAAACCAAGCCGGGAGCAGGTAACTCGCGAACTCGGACTTGGTATGCCGGGGAGGCATGTTGATGATGAGCCGTTTGCACTCTCCACGCGCCACGCGCTCGAACGCAGCCGCCATCCGCTTGTGGTGTGCCCCAGAAATGAACGTCGGCCACACCTTCTCCACGAACTTGATGAACTTTTCCTGCGCGAGTTCTCTATCCTTGAGCTTCTCTAGTCGAATGAGCTGCGCCTCCAACGTGCGCAAGTCACTCTCGGACAACTTCCCCGAGTTGATCAGCAGTTCGATGTCCTTGAGGGTGATGTCAGCCATTCCCCAGCCCTAAAAAAGCCCCAGGTTTGTAGGTCGCATCGTCGTCGTAGGAAGAAGAGGCCCGGTAGTTCTCCATGGGGATGTCCCGAGTGATGCGAGTTGCCAGACGGGCCTCCATCTTCGCTCTTTGCTCGGCTTCGCGTGCCTCTTTGCGCCCTTTGGCAATTTCATACGGCAGATTTGAGAGGGTTTCCGCGTCCATGAACTGCTTGAGCAGCTGACTCCGGGTCTTTTCTTCGTGGGTTTTTCCAAAATCCGGGGCTTTGAACCCGCTCAGGCTGGTATCACTCATCTTCTGGCTCCTCGGCAGGGGTTTCAGGGGTGTGAATTGAACTCACATCCTCTTTTTTCGCGTTCAAAGTGTCCAATTCGTCGATCAATTCGGGCACGATGTCCACTGTATCGGCCCCCAAAAGGCGCTTCACCCGCTCTTTGATGCTGTTTTCTAGTGCTGTGGACGTGGTGTGGGTGATTGTGATCTCGCTGCGCTCGGTGAAAAGGCCAATATCCGAGTGTTTTCCGAGCAGCTCGAGCGCCTTGAGCTCCAACTTTGGGTCTCCGCAGTCGGCGAGCGCTACCAGCTTGTTTGTGATGAAGTTCCGGGCCTGGAGTGCGTCTTGGAACGCAGTGAAGTCGTGCCGACGGATGATTGCGTGAGCTGCAGCAGCCTCGGTGGGGGAGGAAATGTGCCGGGGTGTGTTCGGTTTGTCCTGGCCGAGCACCAATTTTTGAGCTTGAAACAGGTCCGGGTTGCTGAAGTCCAGCCCGCCGCCGAGTTCCTCGATGAGATCGACGGTGTTGACCGCAGTAGCTACTGCGTCGCTATGTGTAGCGGGGGTCTCGTCCGAAAGGTCGAACGGAATAGGGTGTTCTGCTGTGGGCTCAACAGGAATCATGTGGCACCTTAATGAAAAGGGAGTGCGCGAAATGTAACAGAAAAATATATACCCGTGCAACTTTTGTTTCTGGGTCCCTTGACGGGGGGTGTTTTTGCATGAAACGTCAATGAGAAACGTGGGGAAAAAATGATGGGGGTGGGGGGTATTTGTACTACGGTGTTATATAAAGTTGAAACGAGGTGATCGAGAGTGCTACACACTGTGTAATAGGACCCAGGGACTCCTTCGTGTCAGTTCGGGGGGATGGGGTCGGCTGGATCGGTCAAGCCTAACAATGTTAGGGCTAGGCCGGGTATCAAATTATTTATTCCTGAAACCTTGCAAATCGTACCCTAAAATGCGAATATAGCGTTATCGAAGGGGGGAAACCCATTCGATACAAACCCCGCAAGGGATCATCACTTACCTGGAGTTTAATGTTATGCAAAATCAAATCATCACCCCCGAAGTGTCCGCCCTGGATATCATCCGCGCCGAGACTGTCAGCGACATTATGCGAGGATACGGCGCGACCCGCGCCTACGCCGAACACTTGTTTAGCTTCTTTGCGTCCGACTGGTTCGCGTTCGAGTACAACGACAAAGACCCCGAGGCTAAGCCGATTCAAGAAGAAGGCCAAAAATTCCGGGATGCCTTGCGCAAGGCCGGACACTCTAACCCGAGCGTGGCCTGGACTCGCGTCCGTCAAGAAGGCGCGAAGCTAGCCGAGGGCGAGGCGTCCGAGGACGGCGAGGACGGCGAGGACGGCGAGGGCGAGGGAGACAAGGCCGGAGCTAAGCAAGTGCGCGGGTTGACCTTGCGCATGGTCGAGGAATTGTCCGCACTTCACAAGGCATGCAAGCGTGAGGAAGGTAAAAACAACCTGGACGAAAAGCAAAGCGCCGCACATGCCCACATCTGCGCGGCCCTCGCGGCCCTGGGTGTTGATCTGAATATGGTCAAGTAATCGGGACGGGCCGGGGAAACCCGGCCCGAGACACACACCCTAACATTGTTACCCTTACCCTGGAATCACCATGCAAAACCCCATTGATTTTCTCCCCATGTTTCAGACACCCGCGAACCCGGATGACCTAATGGATATCTTGGAATCGGTATCCCTGACCCGCGCCGGGATCGTCCAGGCCGCGTGTATGGCAATCAACCTATGCCATGAGCTAGTCGAAAATGAAATCAACCTGGGCAAGTCCCTCGGCGAGCACAAACTGGACACCCAGGCATTGTTGCGGGTTCTCAAGTGGGCCGAGGCTTGCGAGCAAACCGGGCGCATGAATTGGAAGGATTACGATCTAGTGTCCACCATCGCCGTCCAGGCCAACAACCCTATCATGGCTGAGGAATACGCTCGGCTCGGCCTGAAGGTTCAGCCCAAGCACTAACCCATTCCCACCTAACCCCAAGCCCGCAAGGTTCGCCCTGCGGGCTTTTTGCTTTGTTACGTTTTGCACCCTAACAATGTTAGGGCATTGTTACGTTTCTATTCATTCCCGCGTAGGGCTAATGTACCAGTTCTCTGGATAGGCTTAGGGGCTCGGTGGAAACGTAACAATACGATGTTACGGAAATGTACCAGTTCTCTGGGTAGGCTTAGGGTCTAACAATGTTATGCGAAAACGTAACGCGTTACATTTCCAAAAACGTAACGTAACACGCTAAGTCGTTGATTTTAAAGGAAAAAACGCCTAATGTTACATGTTACGTTTTTTTGGCAAATTAAGAGAGAACTTTTTCAAGACCGAGGGTGTCAGCAAGTGCAGTTCGCACCTCACCAATTTTTGCAGGCCACACTCATACTTTAAAAAACACGTAACTTTATAACAATATATCAACAAACATCATTTTCTTCAATCAAATCAACAACTTAGCGCGTTACGTTTCCTGTTACGTTTCATCACAATGTTACATTATTTTTATCACATTCCCCACCTCATTTCATAACAAAGCTATTGTTACGTTTATTTTGGTTAGTGCCTGCTCACCTAACATTGTTATGTTTCTTTACTCTGCTCTTGCCTCACCCGAAGCCACAACACTTGACATTTACATAACATTATGGTACAATATAAGAAAACAATGAAATTCATCAACAAACCGGAGCCCTAACAATGTTAGACCTAGATTGGAAAGAATGTGTGTCATGCGGCGACGAGGTTCGCATCGAGCGCTGGCAACTCGGCTACCGCCATTGCCTTTTCTGCGGTGAAGATGCCGCACGTACCGAACGTGCATCCTGGTGCGTGATCCAGGAATACGGCAAGGGTAACTACCAATACGTAACAACCGAGAGCGCGTTCGTCTCGCTCAAGAACACCAACCAGAAGCAACCCAGGGGATGAAATGAGAACCAACGATGCCGACTGGGTCGTGTACCGGCTGAAGTCTGGTTGGTTGCAGGCTATTACCCAGAAGCGATGGGATGGCTGGAAGGTACGCCCAGAGGTGATCAAGGACTTGGTTGCCGAGGTGGTTGCCGAGGGGCTGACCGAGGACGAGGCGTTGCGGTTCGTGGCGCTGACGAGGGAGGAGTAACAATGTTAGGGAACAAGGCACACAACCAACTGTACTTAGTCATTAAGTACTACCTGAGCAACGGCGAGAGTCGTATGTATGTGACGCGAGCGGCAGAGTACATCGGGCACATCCAGAGGCTGGCTGGTTCGGGCGAGTCGGTGATGACCAACGAGTACATCGGGCAATGGGTGCGTGACCATCCTGTTGTCAGCATGCACGACGACCATGCGACAGCGTTACAAATGGTCCAGCTAGCGGAAGAAAAGGACTAACAATGTTAGAGAATCCACAAGCGAATACAGCCTATAACAAGGAATCTGTACGCAAAGTCCGTCACTTTTACGTGATGATCCGGGATGCCGACGATGGCGAGGTGCGCGTGACCCGGCTGACGGATGCCAAGAAATACGATGGGATCGGGGTAGATGTCAGGCCAACTGCGTATTTCGGCAAGTGGAGCATCCTGCACAAGAGCCAGGACCGAGCCAAGCTGTTGAAGTACGCGGCGCTGATGACCAACGACAAGGCGGCAGAGGTGCAAGACCGGGATGCGGCAGACAGGTCGTACGCGCAGTTCCTGCCGGAAGAACACAAAAACAGGGAAGGATGAGTATGCACCAAGGTGAAGGACTAGGCAGGTTGATCATCGACCTGGACGCAGTACTGGGCGAGGCCGCAGTACACATGGCGCAACGCGGGGACAACTGTTTCCCGGTGGGCCGAGCGCTTCTCGATCTGTACCCGGAGCGGACCAAGGCGCTACGGGATCGCATGGACATGATGTGGAGGCTTGCGAATGGGGGAGACGAACGAGAGGAACCGCCCCAGCCCTAACAATGTTAGCGGGGACAACGGAGATAACCCGGAGTTGCTGTGCCAAGACTGCGACCGCAAGCTGTTCGGGTGGTTCATTGGACGAGTTGATTGGAAACGTATTCTCAAGGAGCTGGAGCATGGAGAAAAGAACAGACTACACAGCCGAGCTGGACGCGCTCAAGGTGGCGATGGAACACCTGGACGAGATGCTGGAGATCGGTGACATGGACGAGGCCGAGTTCAAGTCGGCGGTGAATCACTACATGAAGGCCGTGATCCTGCGGGCGCGAATTCAATCGACGGTGACGATCAGAGGTGCGAAGTGAAGCTAGAGAAACGAGATGTGCAACGCGTACATGACGCGGGGATGAAGTTAGCCGAGGCGCTCCGCGATGCGGGAAAGACCGAGGAGGCTGTGGAGATGGAGATATGGATACTCGCCCTGTGCGGGGAATTGGAGGAGATGGAATGACGGTTTGGATTCTGTGGGAAAGCGATACCGAGAAGGCCCATATCGAGGCGCTGTTCATCGACAAAGTGCTAGCTGAGACACATCTGCGCCACATGAAGGACGCGGATGACGGGCGTGGGTATATCTACTGGATACAAGAAAAGCAGGTGACAGAATGACACACGAAGAACTTGAGAAAGTCGGGGAACTAGTGCGAGTGATCTGCAAGGACACGTACCTGCGCAAGAAACTAATCTTGGTGCCCGAGTTTGTAAGCGTGGCGGTGATGATCGCTCCGCACATGAAGGAGTTGATCGGGGTGCTCGCCGAGCGTGAGGCTAACAATGTTAGAGGATGAGTGGGTGCTGTACCGGCGTACGCGCAAGGATGGGAGCGATCCACGCTCTAAGCTGTACTACCGATGCAGTGCGGGGTTGTTTGGGAACCGCGACCCGCAGGACCACTACGTTCGAGAGGTGCTGTTCCGAGGAACACACGCAGAGGTCGAGCAGATGATCAAGCTGTTGCAAGATGAGGAGTGATGATGAAACTGATGATTTCACAATCGAGTTCGGGCAGGCCGAAGCTGAGCCTGTACATGGACCGTGGGAATGGCGACCGTGACGTGTGGCGCAGACCTGCGGGAAGCTGGACGGTGTTGAAGGCCAACCCCGATCACCGACTAAACCAAGGCAGGGACAACCGGCTGTGCTACTACATCGAGACGGAGGCATGGGAGACGTACAAAACATCCGATGCCGTGGACATAAAGCCGGACATCGTGGTCGAGGTGTGTGTACTAGAGACTGAGGAGTCTGCATTGCAGATGTGCATGCTGACGCACGAGAAGGAGGAGTCATGAGTGGAATGTGCAGATACATGGTGGCAGGGTGGAGCGCTCGGTTCGGGCATTGGATGACTGAATCGTACGAGTGCAGGAACCGAGAGGCCGCACGTGAGCGGTTCGTGACGCAGTACCCCACGCTCAAGATGGTGAAGGTGTATGCGTTACGGGGCGGGTGATGGGTCGGTTTCGCAACCGAGTGTGGGTGCTGTTCAAGACGGAGAGGCAGGTCACTAAGTTTTTTGTGCACCTGCATAGCATCCCCAGAATCCGCTACTTTGTGCGGAGCAAAGCGGCGTGGCAGAAGGGCATACATTGGGAACGGAACAAGGGGCCGACCGTCCAAGCGTTGCATGGGCTAACGTACACGTTCCTCGCCGAGAGTGAGGACAAGGAATCGCTTGAGCAGATGAAGGCACTGATCGAGGGGAAGGATGATGGATGAGAAGAAGGAGGAATGGGTAATCATGCGCATGCCCAGGTCGAAGGAGCTGGTGGTGTTGAGGATGTACGGCCTAGAGGACCCCATACCCTTCTATCCTTCCCTAACATTGTTAGCCCGAGGTTTCAAGTCAGTCCAAGAGGCAAGACTCTACTTGCCGCTTTACAACGAGGGGGCAGAAGATGGATGAGGAGTGGTGCATCCTGCGGTTGCCTATATCCAAGGATGCGGTAGTGGCGAGGCTGATACCGCATGTGACTGGGGACTGGGAAATCCTAGCCCGAGGGTTCAAGACAAACCAAGAGGCATTGTTTTACTTGCCGCTTTATTCAGAGGAGTGAGAGATGGGATACAGAACTGTGAAGCACGTGCCGCGTTGCCGTGACTACAACGAGGCGAAAGCAATCTTTGAGAATAGTGTACCGATCCGTGGTCGTGCTACTGAGTTGCGCCCGTTGGGTGCGCGGCGTGATGCCGACTCATACAGCGTACGTATGAATGGGGACGCGGTTCAGTTTGTGTTGTACCGGACTCCCGTGATCACGTTCACGAAGGACATGGCGCGGGTGCTGAACACCACCGAGATCAAGATCGACATGGGTGGGTATAACTCTGTATCCACACGGATGTTCATCGAGCGCGTATTGAACGTGAGTTGCTACTCGCGGAGCAACCATGCCCTCATCGAGTTCGGGGAGGAGAAGCACATGATCGAAGGCGGGATCGAGTTGCGATCGTTGGACGGGGAGTTGTCCCTGGCTAATGCGCCCGTGGTTCGCTATGGGTACCGGCTTAACCGCAAGGCGGCTAACAATGTTAGGGCCAAGTACAAGGCGTTCGCCGACTACTTCAAAGGGTTCCTCAACCTGCGCAAGGCGCACGTGAGTACGCACCGAGGGGAGCTGGCGTGTGTGGAGTACACAGCCGCTGAGGCTGGTGAGTTGTTGGGTACGACCGTTAGGTTTCACACAGCGCAGTGGGTGAACACGGAGCAGTTCGAGTGCTTGAACCTGCGACCGTATGAGAATTATGCGTTCACCCATTCGGGGTACACGGATGCCAAAAGATTCGAGGCGATTGCCGAGTACCGCAGTGCAGGTGAGAAGTTCTTTGGGTGGATTGAGTCTGGTGACACGGAGCAGTTCTACAAGGCGGCGATAGCGTTGGTGACATTCAAGACAACCCTGAACATGGAGGACCAGCGGGTGATTCGCAGGGAGTTGAAGATGTTGCCGAGACTGTATGACTTGATCCTCATGCGCTGGCATGCAGACGAGGTGCTTGAGAAGATCAAGTTGAATAGTGGGAGAATCCCCAACCCGCAGTACGCCAACTGGATATGCGAGGACGAGAAGTATTCATTGAAGGAGAAAGAAGCATGATGTACTTTGAGAAGAACCAACCGCACTGGCTTGTGTGGCCTGTGCTTGCGTTTGGGAAGAACGACACCGAGGGAGTGTGGATCGGTATCGGGTGGTTGAATAAAGAGATCGGATGGAAGGAGAAAAAATGATTGAAGTTACCCTAACAGAGTTAGGTCTGTTTGCCTGGGCGGTTCTCGCCACGGGTCAAGCGTTGAAGTACCACCACGAACGCAACGTGACGGCACACATGATGCGCGAGATACTTGAGAACGAAGGAGTCAGGAATGAGGCGATTAGGAAACTCAAAGAATGGAAAGCCACGCAGTCGCGGGCGTAACCCTGTCGTGCGGGAACTGGTGCAAAAGCCTTTCCGCAACGCGGGCCGTCACGCGAAAACCAAGGCTCATGCCTTGGACGAAGTCATGAGACTTGACAATGCCAAGTTTACGTGGTATAATTAAATCAAAAAAGTTCGAGTGTTAGTTTGTGTAACCCGCCCTAACAATGTTATGGGGCATCATTGGAGAATCAGAAATGGCAGAAGTACTGTTTGGTAAGACGATCACCCTGAAGCAAGCCGCGCAGTTGATCAAGACGAACCCCGAGACGCGTTTCCTGTTGCAAGGCGAGCCCGGCATCGGCAAGTCCTCGATCCTGAAACAGATCGCCGACGACCTGGGGTATGACCATGCGTATATTGACGTACCCAACTTGGACCTGGGCGACATCGCGATGCCGGTGATCGACCACGAAACCAAGACGACCCGGTACTATCCGAACGCACGATTCAAAGTGCATGAGGGCAAGCCTGTCGTGATCATGCTCGACGAGTTCACCAAGGGTGCCGACCCGGTGAAGAACATGCTTCACCCCATGCTTGAGAAGGCGAATCCTCGCCTGGGTGACATCTCCCTGCATGAGAAGAACATTGTGTTCCTGACGGGCAACCTGACCACCGATGGCGTGGGTGACTCCCTGAAAGCACATAGCCGTAACCGACTGGTTCCGGTGACGATTGCCAAACCTACATCCGAGGAATGGATTGAGTGGGGCATGAACAACGGGATCGAGCCCGAGGTGTTGGCCTGGGCGAATCAGTACCCGCACATCTTTGCTTCGTACACGGACGCGGCGCAGGCTGACAACCCGTATATCTACAACCCGCGCAAGCATCAAAATGCTTTTGTGTCTCCGCGCTCGATGGCTACCGCCTCTAACATTGTTAGGGCACGTAAGGAGTTGGATCAGGACACGATCATCTCGGCGTTGACTGGTGCTATCGGCGAGGCCGGTGCTCGGGATATGCAGGCATACATTGAGTTCTCGGATCAGTTGCCGACATGGGATGCAACGATCAAGGAGCCGACCAAGACCAAGATTCCGTCGAGCCCTGGTGCCTGTGCGATCGTGGTGTTCGGTGCGATCAGTCGCATCACCAAGGACAGCATCACGCCGTTCATGCAGTATCTGGAGCGATTCGATGCCGAGTGGCAAGCTGTGTTCGCGATCAACATCGCCAAGACACCGACCAAGCAGAGCATCGCGTTCAGTTGCAAGTCGTTCGCCGACTGGGTTGCTAAGAACCAAGACCTGCTGTGAAAGAGTGGGCCTGGGTGCGTATCAAGAAGGGGGGCGATAACTACGTCCGTCCCTTTGTGTACGAGCTTCTGATTGGTAGCGGATGGGGTAACGGTAGTCGCGTTGTCTCTGAACATACCGATCAGGCCGAGGCCCAGCGCCTAGCCATCTTTTTCAACAAGCAAGTGGAGGCTGAGAGTGACACCGATTAGTTTCCAGGGTGATTGGCTTATCCGTTCCGACACCACGGAAAGGCTGAACCGCGCTGGGTACATGGTGGGTACGTTCGTGGACAAGGGAGTGCGCACGTACACGTTGCACACTAAGACCGGAGCGTATGGACCAGAGATGCTACGGTATCCGGTGGTCCACGAGACACCTGACCTGAGTGAACTGAACGACATGGTGAAGCTGTTGCTACCACCGGAGGGCTAACAATGTTATACGCAGAGATCAAAACGAAGGAAGCGTGGGCAGACATCCCATCACGGTGGGACAAGGTGCAGGACATGTATGCGTACTTGCGTAAGCAGGTGTCTGGACTGCCGGTGTTCTACCAACTGCTGATGGAGCGGCGCATGCTGAGCTATGCGGAGGACATGACTGACTTCTTCCAGTACCGAGCGACCATCGTGAAGTGGGAGGGGCAACTCGGTGGGGAGCGGAGCCGTACCGTGATGGTGGAGAGTAACGACCCGGCGCAGGTCGAGGCGACTCTGGTGATGCTGTTGTCCATAACGGAGGATGCGAGGAGGCAACATGGCGTACGTATCGTATGACACAACGGGGAGAGAGACGTACAGGTACGAGCCTGCATGGGTGCGGGAGGTGTCAAGTGGAGGGACCAAGGCAAGGCCGAAGGTTACATACAGGTATGAGGTGTGGCAGAACAGTCGGTTGATCGCCACGAAGTACACGAAGGTTAGCGCGGCGAATCTCGCCAAGGGTTTGAACAAACTGATGAAGGACTAACAATGTTAGAGGAACGCAAAGTACAGAAAGCCAAGATCAGCCTGATGCGTAGCCCGAAGTTCGCGCTACTGTCTGGTGTGTTGATGGTGGGCAAGACCCGTGTGGTGGATGACATCCCCACGGCGGCAACTAATGGACGTGACGAGCGGTACGGGCGCGAGTTCGTCAAGCGCTTGAAGGATGCCGAGCTTAACTTTGTGGTGGCCCACGAGGCTGGACACAAGATGTTCCGGCACCTGACTACGTGGCGCAAGATGCACGACGAGAACCACCAGCTTGCGAACGCGGCGTGTGACTATGTGATCAACCTGATGCTGAATGACATGGACCCCGATGGTCGGTTGATTCAGATGCCCCGATGGACCGAGGGTCCGAAGAAGGGCGAGCCCATGGGCCTGATCGACGAGCGGTTCCGTGGCATGAACAGCAAGCAAGTGTTCGACATTCTCAAGCAAGAGAATCCCGATAGCGGTGATGGCGATGGCATGGACTTCCATGACTGGGCCGATGCGCAGGGCATGAGCGAGGAGGAGAAGAAGCAACTCGCCAAAGAGATCGACCAAGCAATCCGTCAGGGTCAGATGGCGCACCAGAAACTTGCGGGTAAGGGTGCGGGTGGCATGAGCCGTGAGCTTGAGGAGTTGATGGCACCCAAGGTGGACTGGCGCGAGGTGTTGCGTGAGTTCGTCAAGGCATCGTGTCGTGCGCTGGACAAGAGTTCGTGGCGTCGAGTCAATCGGCGTTTCCTGTCTACGGGTACGTACATGCCCAGCATGATCGGTGAGCGCGTGGGTCACATCGTGGTTGCAATCGACACATCGGGTTCCATCGGTGGGCCTGAGCTTGCCGAGTTCTTATCCGAGGTGAAGGGTATCGCCGAGGACGTTAACCCCGAGTGCGTGGACCTGCTGTACTGGGACAGCGAGGTGGCAGGTCACGAGACATACGAGTCTAACAATGTTAGCTCGATCATCCAGTCAACACAGCCCAAGGGCGGTGGCGGTACATCACCGAGCTGTATCACATCGTATATGGAGGAGAAGAAACTTGATCCAGAGTGCGTCATTGTTCTCACAGATGGGTATGTGGGCTCCGATTGGGGTGGTAATTGGGTCTGCCCTGTACTGTGGTGCATTACTGGTGGCAATGAAGTCACCGCCCCGAACGGCAAAACCATCCATATCGAACGCTAAGGAGAGCGACATGATTGTGATTGACTTGGGCTACCAGAAGGTGGTGTTGAAGAACGACAAAGCGTTGCAGTTGTCTGAGATTCTTTCGAGCGCCGAGCGGTTCGAGGACAAGTATTGGTCCAAGGAAAAGCGTGAGGCCAAGGGCATGACCGACGACTACACGTACCACGTGTACCCCAACGACCGGAGCTATTCCATGCAGATCATCAGCGACGACATCTATCGCATGGCGAAGCTGGCGGGGAAGCCGGAGAAGGACTGATGGCGACCGAGAGGTTCAACCATGGGTGGACTGACCCGAGAGGAATCTTTGGGCAGGACAGCTGGGTAGTTACGTATGAGGTACACAAGGAACACCGGGGTAATTGGGAGCCTTGCAATACGTACTCGGTGGTCAAGGTAACTCGGACCACCACAAAGCCGTACACCAAGGAGCCGCTGTACACGGGCCTGAGTGAAGAAGCGGCGAAGGGATACGTGAAACTGCTAACACAACCGGAGGACGGATGAAAATTCGTTGCGGGGATATGTACATGGTGTCGCTAGACCATCCATCGCCATTGTATGGGTGGACAGTCAGCCGGGTGTGGTGGAGGCCGTGGCGGTACAACCTGCGGGTGTACTACGTTGGGTATTCCCCCAATAACAGCGAAGAAGTACACAGACACCTAACCTATGACGGGTTGGTGGGCACACTGAAGTTGATGGAACTATGGGAGGACTAACAATGTTAGAGCCAGAGCAACAACTGAAACTGCTGGTGCAGGACAGACCCTGGGAGGGTGAGCCCAACGAGGCCGAGTGGGAGGACGACCAGACTGGGTACCGATGCAGGATTAGCCGACACCCTACGCTCTTGCACCTGAATGGGTACGTGAGTGTGGCGAAGTCTCACCCGGCGTATGGGAAAACGTACGACGATGTGGATGTGAAGATACACGGTGGGCTGACGTACTCACATGATGACGGCGGGTGGTGGTGTTTCGGGTTCGACTGCGGGCACGCGGGGGACTTGGTGCCGGGTGTGTTGGTCAGCTTGGTCACAGTGGGTAGTAGCCTTCAGTACAGGCAGGATCATGAGACGTACCGCACGTGGGAGTACGTGGAGAACGAGGTGCGTCACCTAGTGTCAGAACTATGGAGGATTGAGAATGGCAAAGCTGATACCGGAGGTTGACTGGATACGTAGCCCCCACTTCTGGGGGCGAGAGTATGGGATCGCGTGTCTCGCTGGTCGGTGGGCGGTGGTCAAGACCAACGGACGGTACGTTGGAGATCAAGAGGACTTTGACATCCTCACGGAGTGGTTCCCTGATCGCAATATGGCGGTGGGGTTTGCGAAACTTTTGTTGGAGAAATGATATGAGTATTAGCGCATCAGCATTGTTAGTGGAACTGAACATCAGCGTGTGGCCTGCGTCGAAGATCGACCGAGAGTCCACCGAGCAGGTCAACGCGAACGCCGGGGCGCTCCCTGGTGCGGCGCAGACCAAGAAAAACCTATTCGCAGGTACCAGCTTGCGTAAGGACATCGAGCGCTTTGCGTCCCGTGTACGTCAGTACCACAACCAGCACACGTTACCCTGGGCTGACAAGGGCGAGCGCCTACTGCCGACTGCGTTATTCATGGAGTACAAGCAAGCCATGAACGCCTACGAGCATGAGTTCAACAACATGTGCGACACGTTCTTCAACGAGTACCCGCGTCTGGTCAATGACGCGCAGGTCAACCTGGGCAAGCTGTACAAGGCTGAGGACTACCCGGAGATCGAGGAGGTCCGACTCAAGTTTGGGTTCCGACGTACCGTTAAGCCCGTACCCGAGGCAGGGGACTTTCGCCTGGATGTGCCCGCCGTGGATATGCAGGAACTGGTACAAGAGTTTGAGACGCAACAGCGTGACAAGCTGGCTGAGGCATGCCGCGAGCCGTGGGAACGTCTGCATGCTGAGCTATCGGCTATCTCGAAAAAGTTGACTGATGTTGAGGGGGATGATGCGAAGAAGCGTTATTACGACTCTTTACTTACCAACCCGCTGGAGCTTTGCGGCCTGCTGACCAAGCTGAACATCACCAACGATCCGAAGCTGGAAGAAGCCCGCCGACAGGTAGAGCTAACAATGTTAGGGGTAACGATGGAGGGGATCAAGGAGGACAAACACTACCGCGCCGATGTGAAGGCCAAGGTCGATGACATTCTGAAGAAGTTTGAGTGGTAAGGAGAAGAAGATGAAGCTAGTTGGATATGAGAACAACAACCGGGTCGAGGCGAGCGCCGAGGAGAACCGGCCCATACCTGCGGAGCCAACGCTACACCCACGGTTGAAGCCGGTGCTGGATGTGTTGCTACTGGACAAACCATTGTGGCACTTCAAGGTCACGAACTTTGGAGGGTTTAACTATGCAGGCGTGGTCCTGCGTATATTCAAGGACAACGAGGAGCTTGGGCATGTGTCGTATGCACGTGTGGGGTACAGCAACAGCAACCTAAAGTACAAGGTACACAACGACCGGATCGACTCGAAGATGCAACGGCGTAGCTTCTACTCGACCGAGAGCGTGGACAAGGCCGTAGCCATGGTCAAGAAAACCTTTAGCAGTAAAACTGTACAGGAGCTGATGAATGACGCCGAGAACGCGGCGAGCCAGGAAATGCACAACCTGCGGTCGAACAAGTACGGCGCGTACAACTCAACCAGACAAGTGGTAGAGAAGGCGCTGATGGAGTACGCCGCTTCGGTAGGGTGGGGTCCGTTCGTGGAGCACATGCGGAACACGGACGTGAGAGTGTTCAATACCATCGAGAAACGAGACGAGCTGTACACAGAATTCAAGCACATGGATGAAATTGAGTCGGCGTATCGCAACGACAAAGCATTGTTTGTGTTACGATGTGATACAATATACAGTGTCAAGCAAGGGGATAACACTGTTAGGCATAGCAACGATGACTTGCCTGAAGATTTGAAGCGGAAGCTGGGCCTGCTGAAGCTAGTCGAGCCGAAGCAATATCTGTCTGGGGTTGGTTTCAGAGCCGACCAAGACGCGTTTGTGGTTTTGCCGAGTGAGGAGAAAAGCGAATGAAAAAGTTTGTGTACCAGGGGTTTGAGTATCTGCTGAATAGCGAGCGAGCCCGAACCGTACTGTTCTGGGTTTCGTTTGGTGGCATGCTGGCATGCGCCTGGGAGTTGCCCCTTGCGCGATACATCGGAGTCATTCTGTTCGGGGGGCTTGTGAACCTGCACGGGCTGATTGACGGCGCGGCGACATGGGGTAAATACAAATGAATGAAGCCAAACTAACGATGCCCTGGATTCCCGTGGGGCACCCCGACTACAAGTGGACTTCCGGCGCTGACGTACAAGCAACGTGGCGCAAGTACGGGTGGACCCCGCCGAGCGAGAAGATGACGCCCCCCGTCATCCAAGAACCTGAGCCCGCATGGGTTCGCAACCTGGGAGCCGCACGGTGAGCAGGGACCGATTCGCTTTTTGGGTGGTTATCGGTGCGCCGTTTGTGGCTGGGGCCGCTGTGGAGTTCCTACCCGTGTGGTTGGCGTTGCCTACGTTGTTCGTTGTTCTCCTGCTGTGGTTTGGAGCGTTCTTAACTTTGAAGGATAGGAAATGAAGTTCGTATTTGGGTTCACCGTATTGATCGCCCTTATCAACGCAGGGTTCTCCCTGTGGGAGAAAGACCTTGGACGAGCCGCCGCATGGATAAGCGCGGTGTTGGGTTGGTTGGTAGCACTAATGGGGGTACGCGAATGAGCATTGAAGCCATGAAGCAGGCTGAAAAGCAGGATGGGGATCGAGTAATCCGAAGCATCAAACAAGAAGCCGAAACAGGGCTTGTGGTTGGAGACAAGGTCGGCATGCGTGATGCGTTGCAACAAATCTTGCGCGAAGCAGACAAGCACTTGGGGATTGAAGTATGACTGCCTTCAAAGAAATTCGTATTGGAGCCTACGTTTTAAGGTTCTGGCCTTCTGACAATGGCTGGATGTGCGGCATTACACCGGAGATGATGGACGCCATAGAGCAGGCTGAGAAGCAGGAGCCGGTGGAAATGCCTCCAATAAAATTTTCGCAAGTGGCGAATGGTATTGAGGTCGGATACGATTTGTTTGGCGGCGTTGACATTCGACTTGGCGGCGAGTTTGTTTATGTCCACATCAATTACAACTACAAATATACCGACAACGCAACGCGAACACATCTCGCAAACAGTATTGTTGAATTGCTTACCAACAAACCACAGCGTGAATGGGTTGGGCTGACGGAGAAAGAGGTTGCAGGTGTGCTTGGACAACTTTCAGTTCCGCCATCTGGAGGCCATGCCCTGTACGACTGGGCCATGCAGGCAATACGCGCCATCGAAGCCAAACTCAAGGAGAAGAACACATGAAACGCCTCGCACTAACATTGTTAGCCACGGTTGCAATGGGGTCGGCGCAAGCCGAGTTCCAAGACGGAAACAAGTTGCTGAGTCTGCTGAAAGACTCCTCATACTTCAACCAAGGCTACGGCCTTGGGTACATCGCTGGCATCGCGGACATGGGTATTGGTGTAGTGCATTGCGCCCCATCCAACGCAACGGCTGGGCAGATCAACGACATGGTGAAGAACTACCTGGAGAACTCACCTGCGGATCGACACCTGACGGGGGACATCCTGGTGAACCGAGTTTTGAAAGCGGTATGGCCTTGCGCCAAGAGAGGTAACGCCCTGTGAGAACTGAAGAAGATGAAGCCTTTGAGGCATTGGAGCACAAGTTGGGACGCAAAGAAGTCAAAGAGGTTATGGTGCGCCTAGACAACGAGCTAGACATTTACCGTAACGAGGTGATCGAGGAGGTGGCCCAGGCCCTGGAGGAATTCACGATCCCCTTTGGTCAGGACACCATTGCTAGTTTTGCAGAATTCATAAGGAGCATGAAGAAATGAACATTCGCGGATGGATAAGAAAATGGCTATTCAACGACAGCGACGAGCGCGTGAAGATGCGATTGGGTTTGGAGACGGGAGAAACGAACGCATCGTCACAACCCGAGATGCCGCATGCTCGGTTCGGTATTTTGCAGGTGATGAACGGCAAGGTGCTGGAGGTGTGTACGTTCAAGCGTAACCCGCATGGCCCGGACTGGACTACCACGTACTGGATTCTGAACGAAGACCAACCGATCGCCGACCAGCTCGCAGTCGTCATGACGATGAAGGGTCTGGAGACGAAATGAAATGCCCCGAGTGTGGTGTATGGACGATCGTGCATGAGACGCGTAGGTCGCCCACATTTGGGTACAAACGAAGGAGAGAGTGTGCGAACGGACACAAATTCACAACAAAAGAAGTCGTCATCCCGGAGTCGGAACTTGAGCAAGAACGCCGAGATCATCTTGAAGCTAACCGAGAACTCTTGGTGGCCTTTCGAGAGAGTAGACGGGAGGATACTGGAGCGTATGCACCGGGAAAAGTTACGCGATAGCGTTGGGGAGGCACTGCTATGAAGCTCTGTGTAGGCTGTGGATACCCGATGCCGGGAGAGTCCTGCCCACGGTGCGACATCAAGGGACCACCCGTGGTTAAACGCAAGGGGCGCGGGCCTGGGAAAAAGCCCGCACTTTTTTGTACCAGCATCAGATTGAGCAAGGAGGTAATGGATTATTTTGAAGCACACCACCCCGGAAACAAGCAAGCAAAGATGAGAGAGATTCTGGCGGCATACGTCAACAACAATGGAGCTAACCATGACTGACTTAATTACAACTGCACAAACCATGAACGATTTGACCATCGCCGCTAACACGGCACCGAAACAAAAACGCCGATACAGCCCCCGCACCCCCAAGGAAACCGGGAAAGCCCAGCTTGAACGCGCACAGCGCATCATGCTCCGTCGCCCCCACATTTCAGCGGACGAATTGGCGCAGATGCTCAAGGTGAGCATTACCCGTAGCTACAAAATACGTACCGCCGTGCGTAAACTGAAGGCGGCTGGCATTGCCCCGCCACCCCATTCCAAGGTCGATCTGCTGGCTAAGGCACGAGCAGTGAAGGCCGCGAAGCGAGCCGCACGTGAAGCCGCGAAACAGTTTATGAACGTCGAGGGCGTGGGCAACGAATACGAGGAGAAGAACGGCAAGTGGAAAGCCGTGGCTACGGTCACGTCCGACAAGCCCATCAAGCCCGACATGGTGAACCACCCGCCGCACTACAAAGTTGGCGGGGTCGAGACGATCGACTTCATCGAGGCCAAGGGCCTGAACTACAACCTGGGTAACGTAGTGAAATACGTGACTCGCGCCGACCACAAAGGCGAGCGCAAAGAGAACTTGCAGAAGGCCATGTGGTACCTGATGCGTGAACTGGGAGCCGCAGAATGAACGATTCCGTAGAACGTGGAATGTACACGGTGTACACGCTCGGCGAGGTGACGTACGTGCCGCACTTTGACAACGCCTCGGTGTTCGTTGGCCCTGGGTACAGGAAAGGTGGGACGGCGTACTCAGCCGACTACCTGAAAAAACTTGGTGCCGTTGCGGGGGAGCGTCTCTTGTGGACGCGATCCGCGTACGGAGTAGTGCCTAACGTGATTTCGTAAAGGGGGTATTAGCATATCCCGCCGTTGTAGCTGATGTCAGATAGATGCGGGCTACTAGGCGGGGGGTTCGTGAGGCCCCCTTTGCACGTGATGGAGAACCTTGCGCACCCAGTAAATCCGCCCGGAGCTTGGGGTCCCGGTACGAATCTATCCACCCCACCCTAACAATGTTAGGGGTAACCCGAAGCCCGCCATGTGCGGGCTTTTTTATTGCTTGACGGTGTAAAGCGATATGCTATACTGATTCCAGAAATCAACTGGAGAGTCAGATGGCGGCAACACCAGAGGCCAAGGTCAAGACAAAGATCAAGGCTATCTTGAAAGAACACGGCGTGTACTACGCCATGCCCATTGGTACGGGGTTCGGGAACAGCGGTGTGCCCGATTTCCTTTGCTGTGTCGCTGGGCAGTTCCTGGCTATCGAAGCTAAAGCCGGGAAGAACGAAGCCACCGCACTACAACTGAAGAACCTACGCGCCATCCGTGACGCTGGCGGGTTCGGTATGGTCGTCAACGAGGAGAACCTGCCCATCCTGGAGGAGCGCATCCGGGCCATGACACGGGGCGGGTGATGGCAATATCCCGAGCCCAAGTGTTGAAATCACTACTGCCCGGACTGAATTCTCTGTTCGACATGGAGTACAGCAAGGGCAAGCCAGCCTACAAAATGAAGTCGGTATACGGGAAGTACTGCATATTCAAGTCAGAGGGTGGTATCACAACGACCCTCGCCCGAGGGTTAACCAAAGAAGCCGCAACCGGCATGATGAAACTACTGGAGCATGAAGATGAGTGACATTAACGATGGAATCCAAATTATCCTGAACCGCATGAAGTCCAACCCCGAGGAGTTCTTCGACGATGGTGGTCGGTGGAAGTGGATTTTCAAAGAGGTCATGCGCGAGGTGATGACCGAGACTGAGAAGGTTGCGATTCACGAACAGCTGAAGCAGGTACGCCGCATGGAGATCACTGCTAAAGCCGCCGCAACGATCCTGAAGGTGGATGAGCAACAGCAAGCGGAATCCGAGGCGTACTACGGCAACGCCATCGCCAAGATGGAGGGTACCCCCGTGCAACCCAAGAAGCTGGTCATCAGCGCGGCCCAGGCCGAGATGATCAAACGGATGAATAAATGAGTGACCCCCAAGAGTTCTGCGCGGGGGTGCGTATCCTGATCGAGCGCATGCAGACCAACCCCGAGGACTTCGCCGACGAGGAACACGACTTGGCGAACATGCGCCGCACGAGGGCTTACAAGTTCAGCGCGATTGCTAGTAGGCTGGAACGCATAATCACCGGGCATCTCAAAGATGAGGTCCTGGCGAAGTGGCCCGAGTGGCACTACCTGACTCCCGCCGAGCAGGACGCATTACTTGCGGCGTACAAAAGCATGCGGCGTACCGAGTTCGACAGGCGCATCATGGAGCGGGTGTTCGACGACAAGTTCTACGAGCGCCAAGATGAGGAGAACCAGCAACACATCTACAACCAGCAGATGCAGGCACAAATGAAGGCGCAAATGCTGGGTGCGCAGAATCTGGGGCCTTTATCGGGTCAGCAGGGGTTGGGGCAGATCACCAACCTGCAACCGGGGGGTATCTACGCGACCACTAACAATGTTAGCCCTAACCAGACAGGCGGGTTCTTCGGATTCCTGGGCCTCGGAAAGAAAAAATGAACCTGATCACAGTTGATTTCGAGACGTACTACGACAAGGACCTGGGGTTCAAAACCCAGACGACCGAGGAGTACATCCGCGACCCACGCTTTGAAGTTATCGGCGTTGCGGTACAGGTAAACGATGGCAAGCCGGAGTGGCACAGCGGCGATGCCGCGAGCATGTACCAGTTCCTCAAAAAGTTCGATTGGGACAATTCGCTAGCCTTAGCGCACAACGCGATTTTCGACGGTGCCATCCTGAGCTGGCTGTACGGTATCAAGCCGAAGGTCTGGCTGGACACGCTGAGCATGGGCCGAGCCCTGCATGGCACGGAAGTGGGCGGTAGCCTCAAAGTGCTCGCCGAGTACTACGCGCTCGGGGAGAAGGGCGATGAGGTAGTCAACGCGTTCGGCCTACGCCGTGAGGAGTTCCCGCCTGACCAGCTTGCCCGGTACGGTGACTACTGCAAGAATGACGTGGCCCTGACGTATGACTTGTTCCTGCACATGTCCGCAGGGTTCCCGAAGTCCGAGCTGAAGCTGATCGACTTGACCGTGCGCATGTTCACCGAGCCGGTCTTGCAACTGAACGAGCGCATGCTGACGCACCACCTGCTGATCACCAAGGACAAGAAAGAAAAGCTACTGGGGCAGTACAGTACCGAGGTGCTCAACAGCAACCAGAAGCTGGCGCAACTACTCACTCTGCTGGGGGTTGAGCCCCCGAAGAAAATTAGCCCGACCACGGGCAAGGAAACCTATGCCTTCTCTAAGACGGATGAAGCGTTCAAAGCTCTACTCGATCATGAGGACCCCCACGTTCAAGCCGTGGTCGCTGCGCGGTTGGGTACTAAATCCACTCTTGAAGAAACTCGCACGGAGCGATTCATCGGTATTGCAAGGCGCGGTGCCCTACCCGTCCCCCTACGATACTACGCGGCACACACTGGACGATGGGGCGGCGATGACAAGGTAAACCTGCAAAACCTACC